AGTTCGTGGGCGCCTGGATCCCGAGCAAGCGGGACCTGGTGCTGTCCGGGGCGAATGGCAGCGGAAACGGCGGCGATGGTCACTGATGAAAGGTCTGTTACATGAGTGAATCCAGGGCCGAGATGACGTCAGCGGCCATCAACGACCTCCCCGATTCTGCTTTTGCCTATATAGAGCCTGGTGGCTCTAAGGATGCCGGGGGGAAGACGATACCTAGGAGCAAGCGGCACTTTCCTGTGCATGACGAGGCTCACGCTAGGAATGCACTCGCTCGCGCTCCGCAGTCGCCCTTCGGCAAGCAGGCCATGAGCAAGATCCTGGCCGCATGCCGCAAGTTCGGGGTCACGGTCTCCGGCGACAACCGCGCCGCGTTCGGCGAGCTGCCCCCGGACGGCATGCCCGAGCGCCGCTTCACCCGGTTCCCGCCCGAGGTGCGCCAGGAGGCCGAGCACGGCCCGCAGTTCATCTACGGCTACGCGGCGGCGTTCGGCAAGCTGAGCCGCAAGCTGGGCGGCTTCGTGGAGCAGGTGGACCCGACCGCGTTCAACGAGACCAAGACCCTCGGCTGGCCCGACGTGGTCTGCAGGTACAACCACAAGGACGACGCCCTGCTGGGTACCACGCACGCCGGCACGCTGCGGCTGGCCACTGACCAGACCGGGCTCGCCTATGAGGTCAATCCGCCGCACGCCCGCGCCGACGTCCTCGAATACGTGACCCGCGGCGACGTGCGGCACAGCTCGTTCGCGTTCCGGGTGTTCCCCGGCGGCGACGAGTGGGGCGTGTCGGAGTTCAACTACCCGATGCGCACGTTGCTGTCGGTGCAGCTGGTAGACGTGGCGCCCGTGTTGGACCCGGCCTACCCGGATGCCACCGCCGGCGCCCGCGCGCTCAACGGCGCAGTCCAGAGCCTCGCCGACTGGGTGCAGGCCGACGTGGAGGAGGTCCGCAGCAGGCTCAACGAAGGCCGGGCGATGGAGTTCTTCAAGCGCTACCGCGACATCGACGGCGGCAGGCCGAAGCCTGACCAGCGCGTCCGGCCGCCCAAGAAGCCGGTACTGACCGGTGCCCAGGCCCTGCTCACCCTGCAGGCCAACATGGAAGACCCCTGGGTGGACGAGGAGTAACAACCACGCAGTAACCAGTGCAAGCGCGCTGAGGCCGTAGCTGATCAACGGACGGAGCGAGCGCAGGTGCAGAAGGCAACCAACGCGAAAGGGAAAGAAAATGCCTTCTGAAGTCGCAAAGCGTCTGAGGGATCGGCGCCTCCAGGTATGGGAGGAGGCCAAGGGCATCGCCGAATCCGCCGCATCCGAGAACCGCGCCCTCACCGATGAGGAGCAGGGCAAGTGGGACGCGATGCAGGAGGAGATGCAGAAGCTTGACGTCCGGATCAAGGCGGTCCTGGACACCGAGAAGCGGGCCAAGGAAGCCGACGACGCGTTCGACGCGCTGTCCGGCCGCAAGCCCGCTGAGGGCCAGGCCGCCCGCACCGCCGGCGGGTCCAAGATGCTGGACGAGGTCCGCAAGTGGGCGCGCGGAGACGAGGGCGCCGGACGTGCCCTGGAGATCCGCCGCGCACCCGAGCTCGGCCCGATCAACTACCGCGTCCTGACTGCTGGGACGGGCGGTTCCGCTAGCAGTATCGTGCCGATCGATTTCTACGACATGCTCATCGCACACCTGATCGAAGTTTCGGGTGTCATGCAGTGCGGACCGACCGTGCTCAACACCGGAGGCGGCGAGACGCTGCAGGTGCCGAAGACGACCGCGCACTCCACCGCGGCCTCCGCGGCCCAGGCAGGCACGCTCCCGACGTCGGACCCGACGTTCGGCATGCAGCCGTTGTCGGCCTTCAAGTACGGCATCATGCTCCAGGTCGCCCGCGAGCTCATTGACGACACGGCCGTCGATCTCCTCGGGTACCTGGCCATGCAGGCGGGACGCGCGCTGGGCAATGCCTTCGGCAACGACCTGGTCAACGGGACTGGCACCGGCCAGCCGGCCGGCCTGGTCAGCACCGCGACGGTCGGCGTGACCGGCTCGGTGACCGGCGTGGCCGGCGCGCCCAGCTACGCCAACCTGGTCGACCTGGAGTACAGCGTAATAGCTCCATACCGACAATCAAGGTCGTGTTACTGGCTGGCCGCGGACAAGACCATCGGCGGGTTCAGGAAAATTACCGACACGGTCGGCAGGCCGATCTGGGAACCGTCCGCGGTCCTCGGGTCTCCCGACCTGCTGCTCGGCAAGCCCCTGGTCGCCGACCCGTTCATGCCCGCCATGGCGACCGGGTCCAAGTCCATCGCGTTCGGCGACTTCAGCCAGTACTTCGTGAGGCTGGTGGGAGGCGTGAGGTTCGAGCGTTCGGACGACTTCGCCTTCGGTTCGGACCTTGTGACCTTCCGTGCTATACTTAGAGGAGATGGTACCCTCGTGGACCGCACGGGCGCGATCAAGATGTACCAGGGCGCAGCTACCTGACCTGCGGAAATGCGGCTACGCATGCAGGCGTCACCGGCAAGCCCAGGCTCTGGCTGCAGGACGATGAGCGCATGCTGTAACCGCACTACTTCCACGGAACGTCACAAGGTTTGTTACACGATGAGTAGCTGGTATACTGGGAGAACGGACGGTAAGCCCACCGCCCGCTCTCAGCCAGGACCCTGTATAGGAGGGTGCCAGCTATGCCAGAGACTACGCGCACGTGCTCATTCGAGGGTTGCGAGAAACCTCGCTACTCACGGGATTACTGCACAGCGCACTACCGGCAGGCTCTCAACGGCAAGCCGCTCAAGCCGCTCCGGCCGTATGTCAGGCGCGGACCTGAATGCCTCGCGGACGGATGCACGGCTAAACCGCATTCGCACGGATACTGCAAGGTCCACTGGCAGCGGCTGTCCCGTTACGGCCGCCTGGAGCGCGTCAAGACGCAGTACGAGCCGGGAACGATCTGCTCTGTCGATGGCTGCGAGTCCCCCGTGAAGGCCGCAGGTTACTGCGACGTGCACTACATGCGCGTCCGGCGCAACGGAGAGCCTGGCACAGCAGCTTCCCAGGCGGGACTGCGACGTCGGAGCCAGTACGAGGGACTGGAGTGCGCGGTCGAAGGGTGCACCAGGCCGGTCAAGTGCCTGACCTGGTGCAACATGCACTACCAGCGCTGGAAGCGCACGGGAGACCCGGCCGGGAAGTGGGGCGCTAACCCGCGGCAGAGCCAGGGATACACCACATCAGACGGCTACCGGATGGCACCTGACCGACGGAACGGCCGGCCCATCCTGGAGCACCGGCTGGTCATGGAGCAGGTGATCGGCCGCCCGCTGCACCGGCACGAGGAGCCGCACCACAAGAACGGCATCCGGGACGACAACGATCCGGGGAACCTGGAACTGTGGGTGAAGTGGCGTCAGCCGAACGGCCAGCGACTGTCCGACTTGATCGAGTTCGTCGTGACGTACTACCCCGACGAGGTACGTGCCGCTCTGGAGGGCGGCACCTAGACGGCAGTGGCCCCGCCCGCCCGGTGAGTGGCCGCCGGACGGGCGGGGAACCAGGGAAGGCAGGCTAGCATGCGCTGGGTCCGGATGGCCGAGACCCTGTCCGGTGGCGGCCCGGGCGGCCGGGACTGGCGGGACTACCCGGCGGGGGCCAGCCTGGAGGTGGAGGACTGGGAGGCCGAGGACCTGATCCGGATCCGGCTGGCCGTGCCCGATCCGGAGGGTGGCAAGGGCGCGACCGCCGCGCCCGAGCCCGGGGCGGCGGCCCCGGCCGCAGAGTCCGAGCCCGGGGCCGGGGCACCCGCCGCAGCGCCGGAGGACGGCACGGGCGTCTCGCCGCTGGCGCAGGCGTCCCCGCTCGCGGAGGTGTCCGGTACCGCGGCGGGCGTCCTGCCGGCGCCCGAGCCGGAACCGGAGCCACCGCCTCCGCCGCCTCCCGAACCGCCGCCCGAGCCGGAACCGCTCCCCGTGAAACTGCCGCCGCCGGAACCCCCGGTGGTGCTGCGCCCGCTGCCCGCGGATCCGAAGCAGGCGTGGGTGGACTACGCGATCGCGCAGGGCGAGGACCCGGACGTGGCGCCGCGTCTTACGAAGGCGGACATCATGTCGAAGTACGGCGGGAGGCTGTTATGCCTGATATCGGCCTGGGGTATCAGCGGTTAGCTTATGGAATACGGCAGCCCGTTGCTCGCGTCGGTAATCACCCCGACCTGGAACCGGCATGATCCGCTTCTGAGCCGGTGCGTTCCGTCTGTGCAGGCACAGACCTGGCCAGAGTTCGAGCACGTGATCGTGTCAGATGGCCCGGATGCGGTCCTGGCCCGGTACCCGTGGCCGTCGAATGTGCATTACCTGGAGCTGCCCGTGCATTCCGGCGCATGCTGGGGGCACCTGGCCCGGCTGCACGGTATATCTGCCAGCCGCGGGCAGGTTCTCGCGTACCTGGATGACGACGACGCGTACCGGCCTGTGCATCTGGCGACTGCGATTACCGCCCTGCTGGCCGATCCGGATGCCGGGTTCGTGATATCGCGGATGATAGCGCATACGCGGTTCGGGGATGTGCGAATCGGGGATGGCACAATGGCCCGGGGACGAGTGGCGACATCGATGATTGCTCACTGGCGCGAGATCCTTGATACGGAAACATGGGAGCCGGTGCTCGCTGCGCCAGACTGGGACCTGGTCCGCCGCTGGATTGACGCTGGCATAAGCTATGCGTCCCCTGATGCCGTGACTGCTGACTATTACCCGGACGGCGGGCTGGACGGCGTTCCGGTCTGTTATTCTCCTCATGCTGCCGCGCGACTCTGATGGACTGCAGCGAGATCGGCGCGCTGGAGCCGGGCTGGGGCGTCATCTGGCAGGGCGGCACCGCCGACGCGTCCATCCGGGCGCCGCCGTTCACCGGGCCGCTGCTGATCATCAGCATGGACGCGGGCGCGAACGACATCGCCTGGATCGATCACGTGACCGTGCAGGCGGTGCTGGCCGCCTGGATCGAGGACAGCCCGGAGGCCTGCCTGCCCGATGCCGTGCTGATCGCCCTGGCGGACATGGCCGCCGCGTGGCTGGAGGGCGGCGGGAACGCGTACCTGAAGTGCGGGGCGGGGGCCAGCCGGGCCTCGTACATCGCGATCGCGGTGCACTGCCGGGTGCTGGGCATCAGCGCGGCGGCGGCGCTGGACCGGATCCGCTCACGGCGCCCGGCCGCGAACCCGAACGCCGGGTTCATGGCGCAGCTCACCCGGCTGTGGCCGTGATCTGGGATACCGGCCCGGCCGGGCCTACGATAGGAACAGGACAACCGCCCGCGGCCCCCGGGAGCCGGGCTCCAGATGCGAGGAGCCCCTAGATGGCTGATTTCAACGATCCGGACACCGTTCCCGGTTACGGCACCGGCACCGACGTGGCGGGCGCGCGGGAGACCGAGGCGTATTCCGGGATGCGCAGCACGGGTGACCCGACCAACGAGCCGGGCCAGTACCCGCCGGAGGATGATCACGGGATCTTCGGCGGGCCGCTGCCGGAGGGCACCGGGGCGCCGGGCACCCAGGGCGCGCGGTACGACGCCTCGGTGGACCCGACCAACGAGCCGGGCCAGACCGAGGACGGCCTGACCGGGATCTCCGAGGACGAGATCACCGAGACGGGCGCGCCGGGCAGCACCGGGGCCGACCCGAGCGACGGCACGGGGTCGGAGTCGGTGACGTTCACCCGGCCCGGGTCCTACCTGTCCGGAACGTACGCGATGAGCACGGTGCGTGACGACATCGACGGCCCGACCGACTGGACGCAGGCCAACGACTCCGGCTACGCGACCGGCGGCCCGCAGCTGCCCGGCATCAAGGGCAACGAGCCCGAGGCCGGCACCGGCCGGTTCCAGCCGGGCGGCGGCCGGGTCATGCGCGGCGGCCGGGCCGTCCGCGGCTGAGCCATGCCGTTCACCTCGGGCACCGCGGAGGTCGGCGACGAGCCGTCCGTGATCTGCAGCGTGGGCCGGGGCCGCACGGTCAAGGTGAAGAACCTGGACGCCAGCACGGCCGTGTACGTCGGCGGCCCGGGCGTGACGACGGACGGGGACGGCGCCGGGTACCCGCTGGACGGCCGGGAGTCCGAGACGTTCAGCGCCCCGATCCCGCGCGAGGCCGTCGCGATCCCGGCCCCGGCGGACGACATGGCCCCGGACGTGCTGTACGGGCGGACCGAGCGGGGCCGGGCCAGGGTTGCCTGGATCTCGGCGTAGGAGGAAGCATGGCCACCTGGGAGAACAACGGGACGGTCCGGGACCTGTCGGCACTGGCGGAAAATTCGATAACAGCAACGAGTCAATCCGCCGGGAATATGACCAGCTCGAACGAGACGGCGATGACCGCGCCGGGCTCCCAGCCGGTCACGCCGCTGCCGCCGGCCCAGGACCAGGACACACCGAACATCGAGATGAGCCCGCAGATCCCGCCCGGCACGTCCGGCAAGCCGCAGGCCAGCAGGCAGGCGGGAGCACCGGGCCAGCCGCGCCCGGCCTGGCGGCGGACCGCGGTCCCGGACGTCACCCGGGCCCCGGCCCCGCGCCCGCCGGAAGTCCAGGGCCGGGCCGGGGCGGCCAGCATCGGCGTGGCCGGACCTGCCCGCGGGGCCACCAGCGGCCGTGCGGGCGCCGCGAGAAGCACCAGCAGCAACGGAGGATGACATGCCCGAGGTA